AGACGTCGGGTACTAATGCTAGTGGAACTACTACCCCTATGGGCACACTTGCTGCTATGGGTACTGCCTTGGCTCATAATCATGGCTTTACTTACTCAAGTACTGAACATGGTGTAATTATTGGTTTAGTATCAGTTCGTGCTGATCTTACGTACCAGCAAGGTCTGGCTCGTATGTGGAGTCGTTCAACACGATACGATTTTTATTTCCCTGCTTTTGCAACTTTAGGCGAACAAGCCGTACTTAATAAGGAAATTTATGTTACAGGTGGTTCTGGGGATAATGATGTATTTGGCTATCAAGAACGCTGGGCAGAATACAGATATTATCCTAGCCGGATTTCAAGTTTGTTCCGTTCTACTGCTGCTGGAACTATTGATGCCTGGCATCTTGCCCAAAAGTTCACTTCTACACCTACGTTGAATACAACGTTTATACAAGACACACCACCAGTGAGTCGAGTTGTAGCAGTAGGTGCATCTGCTAACGGACAACAATTTATTTTTGATAGCTTTTTTGATTGTAAAAAAGCACGACCAATGCCAATGTACAGCGTACCTGGCTTAATTGATCATTTCTAATGTTTAGTTCTATTGCTAATGCTTTCAGTTCAGCACCCGGCCTAGGTTCTTTATTAGGCGGTGTTGCTGGTGGTTTGGGTTCGTTTTTTGGTCAACAACAAGCGAATCAAACAAATCAGCAGTTAGCTGCTGAACAAATGGCTTTTCAGGAACGTATGTCTGGCACGTCTTATCAACGTGCCGTTACCGATATGATTGCTGCAGGTCTTAATCCAATGCTAGCCTATTCTCAAGGCGGTGCATCGACACCGTCCGGACAGACTGCAGTTGCACAAAGTGCTTTAGGTGCAGCAGCTAATAGTGCTACACAAGCAGCTAATGCTATGGCAGATATTAATTTAAAAACTACACAAGCATCTACAAATAATAGTCAGGAAGATTTAAATCGAGCCAATCAAAATTTGGCTTTAGTTGAGGCTGCTAATAAATCAGCTCAACTACCTGGACATCAAAAGTTTGTAGATCAAGTCACATCTATGATTCAACAAAATAATGCTATGGCAGCGCAAAGCTCTGCTTTAGCAGCCAAACATACTGCCGAATTGCCAGAATCTAAGGCAATTGGCAGATTATATGAAGGAAATAAAGGCGCATATATTAAAGGCGCTGAACGATTGTCACCTGTGGTTCGCGATGTCGGTATAGGTGCATCGTCAGTTGGAAATTTAGTAACTAAAGGGTTATCTAACCCTTTTAGACCTTACCAACCAGATAGTAGACCGACTTCAAATAGGAGATAAAAATGTCAAAAAATTCTGTTTTTTTACGTACACCATATAATTATGATAAAGATGCTGCGTCAAATGAGTCAGGTTTGGCTTGTGAGGAGCCATCCCTGGCTCAGCAGCATTTTAAAGAAGAATGCGATATTAATACCATTCTTCAGAAATTTAACATTACAGGGCTTTTACCCGAAAGCCCGTTAAGTCCTCGATATGGGGACTTTACAGGTATTGGTGACTACCATACCGCATTGAACCGCGTTTTCGCGGCTCAAGATGAATTTGATAGCTTACCAGCTACTATTCGGGCTCGTTTTGATAACGATCCCGCAAATTTGATCGAGTTCCTTAATGACGAGAATAATCGACCAGAAGCCGAGAAACTCGGTTTGGTCGAAAAAGCAGCTGCCGAAGTCGTTGAAGCTGCTAAAACTACCCCTGAAAAGGCGGCTGAATAAGCCGTAGCACAGTTACCTACTTGATGTAACTGTGCTAGGTGACACCAAAACTAAAACTGTACAAAAAAAGGAGCTCTAAAATGATGTATAGAAAACCCGTTAATAAACGTCGTTCTGCGAAGTCATTTCGTCGGAACACGAAACGTACAAAATCTGCAAACATGCAAAAAGCCCCACAACGTGGAGGCTGGAGGCTCTAAAAAAGCCCCCAGGCACCTCACATGCCTTGTTACCATCCTATAAGTGCATATCAATGCACTGATGGCTCTATAGTTTTCTCAGAATTGAGAAAACATGATATATCACGCTCCTTAAACTTACCCTGCGGTCAATGTGTTGGCTGCAGGCTAGAACGCTCACGTCAGTGGGCAATTCGTTGTATGCACGAATCTCAAATGCATACTGAAAATTCATTTATAACTCTCACTTATGACAATGCACATCTCCCAAGCGATCGATCATTACACTATCGAGACTTTCAGCTCTTTATTAAAAGATTACGAAAACGGTATTCTGGACGAAGAATTCGTTTTTACATGGCTGGAGAATATGGTGAGAGCTTTGGCCGTCCGCACTGGCATGCATGTATCTTCGGACTCGGCTTTAATGATAAGAAATTATGGAAACGGAGTCCCTCTGGTGCTAACTTATATAGATCCAAAGACCTTGAACTACTCTGGCCATTTGGTCATTCCTCCGTTGGAGACGTTACTTTCGAATCCGCAGCTTATGTGGCTCGATACATAATGAAAAAGGTAACAGGGAAAAACGCAAACGAACACTATACTGAAATTGACCCTGAATCAGGGGAAATAACTACTCGTAAACCCGAGTTTACGAAAATGAGCCTTAAGCCAGGTATAGGTTACGAATGGTATAAACAATACACTTCCGATGTGTATCCCCACGATTACGTGGTAATTCGTGGAAAAAAAGTCAAACCCCCTAAATATTATGATAAAAAATATAAAATAGATAATCCATATGAGTTTGACGAACTACTTTACATCCGTGAAAAGTCTGCTAAACTGCATATTGAAGATAATACTCCTGAGCGATTACTTGTTAAGGAACAAGTCGCTAAGGCAAAACTTCAAAAACTTAAACGTAACCTCACTTAAGGATATTCCTCATGAAACTAGTACTATGTTCTGTAAAAGACCGCGCAGCTGATGCTTATGGTCGACCAATGTTTGTCCCTTCTGTTGGTGTCGCAATAAGGAGCTTTAGCGACGAGGTTAATCGGCAAGATGCCGATAACCAATTATTTAATCATCCGGATGACTTTGATTTATATGAGTTTGGCGAATTTGACGATAATACTGGTCAATTTGCTTTACATGATCAACCAAAACTATTATCCTTGGGAAAACAGGTAAAAATACCTAAGGAATGATTTAAATAAAACCGACTCAAAGGCATTATCTTTGGGTCGGAATATACTAGGGAGCTAATAAAATGCATCGTAATCAATCGGTAGATGTTCATCAATTTACAATGATTCCAAAAGCGGATATACCCCGCTCTTCGTTTGATTGTCAATCAACACACAAAACTACTTTCGATGCCGGATATCTCGTACCAGTGTACGTAGATGAAATGCTCCCAGGCGATACATTTCGCCTAAATATGACGGCATTTGCCCGTCTAGCAACTCCTCTTTATCCAATTATGGATAATATGCATCTTGATTCATTCTTTTTCTTTGTTCCAAATAGATTAATTTGGAGCAACTGGCAAAAATTTATGGGTCAACAAACGAATCCTGGTGATTCGATATCTTATGTTGTACCCCAACAAGTATCACCTACTGGTGGATACGCAATAGGTTCATTACAAGATTACATGGGTCTCCCTACTGTTGGTCAAGTAGGGAATTCAAGCACTGTTAGTCATTGTGCTTTCTGGCCAAGAGCGTATAACCTTATATATAACGAATGGTTTAGAGATGAAAACCTCCAAAATTCTGTTGTCGTTGATACTGGTGACGGCCCTGATACTGTTGCTAACTATACTTTACTTAGACGTGGAAAACGAAAAGATTACTTTACTTCTGCCCTTCCATGGCCACAAAAAGGCACTGCTATAAGTTTGCCGTTAGGCACTTCTGCACCTATTAAAACAAATACCACAAGTACAGGTAATGATTTAACAATTCTTGATGGTAATGGTGCTAATGTACGTATTAATGTGGCTGGTACTTTTGCAGTTGCTAATGCACCGACAGGTTATTCAACTCAAGGAGCTTTATATGCTGATTTATCTTCGGCTACTGCTGCAACAATTAATCAGCTTCGTCAGTCTTTCCAGATTCAAAAGTTACTTGAGCGTGATGCTCGTGGCGGTACTCGTTATACTGAAATTATACGCTCACATTTTGGCGTTATTTCTCCTGATGCTCGCTTACAGCGTCCCGAGTATATCGGGGGTGGATCAACCAATATTAATATTAATCCGATCGCTCAGACGTCGGGTACTAATGCTAGTGGAACTACTACCCCTATGGG